ACATGGCTAGACCACGAAAACCGACTGCCCTGAAAATTCTTCATGGCGACTTTGACAAAAACCCGCAACGGAGGAACCACCAGGAGCCACAGCCGTCAACCGATTGCCCGACATGCCCGGACCAACTGGGCGTAGTTGGCCGGAACGAATGGAAGCGGATTTGTTCCGAGCTGGAAATGCTGGGCGTCATCTCGCTGGCAGAACGGGCTGCGATTCTTCGGTACTGCCATGCGTATCAGCAGCATCATGATTTCGAGCGACAGGTAAAAAAGGACGGACGCTGGCAGGTAAGTGCAAAGACCGGAGTGATTACCGAGCATCCCGCAAGCAAGGCCGCTCGGGACTTGGCGAATCAGATGATCAAGTTGCTTTCGGCGTTCGGAATGACACCAACATCAAGAACACGACTGGCCGTGAAGGAGAAACTCGAGGTTGACCCAGATGAAAAACTCTTCTTCGGATGAGTATTACTTTGATGAGGACGAAGCGTTCAAGGTTAGTCGGTTTTTTAACGCGATGTTGACTCATCCAAAGGGCGGAAGCGGAAAACCGAAACCGTTCATTCTGGAACCGTGGCAAGACAATTACGTTCGCAATTTGCTGGCATGGAAAAGCAAGAAAACGGGACTTCGAAGGTATCGCACCACCTATTGCGAGATTCCCCGAAAGAACGGCAAAACGACACTGGCTGCAGGCATCCTGCTTTACATGCTTTTGGTTGACAAGGAAAACGGAAAGGAGGTCTATTCAGCAGCGACGACACGAGATCAAGCCGGGCTCGTGTATGAAATCGCAGCGGGTATGGTGATGAACAATCCAAAGCTTGCCGGGCGGTGTGAGTTAATCAAATCAAAGAAACGCATTGTCACTGCAGATGGATATTTTCAAGCGTGCTCAGCAGAGGCTGGAACGGTGCACGGAAGCAATCCACATTGCGTTGTGTTTGACGAGTTGCACTTGCAACGTGACCGGGAAATGTGGGAAGCATTTCATACAGGTTTCGGAGCAAGATCACAACCAGTTTTCATTGCCATTACAACGGCCGGACATGACAAGACGAGCGTTTGCTGGGAGCAACACGAGTATTCACGAAACATTCTGAACGGGAACATAAACGACGACAGCTTTTACCCGTTGTTGTTCGGTGCAGAACCAGAAGACGACTGGACGGATGAAAAAACGTGGGAGAAAGCAAACCCATGCTTGGATGTGTCGCTAAATCGCGACTATTTGCGGGCGGAATGCAAGCAGGCTCAGGAGATTCCGGGGCTGGAAAACAGTTTTCGACGACTTCATTTGAATCAGTGGACCGAACAAGAAAGCAGACTGATTCCGATGCAGCAGTGGGACAAGTGCCAAGGTGATTTGGACATCAACGATTTTGACGGGAGGGTGTGTTTCGGCGGGCTGGATCTGTCATCTACTCGGGACGTGACGGCATTTGTATTGCTGTTTCCTCGAGCTGATGGCGTCGACATTTTTCCTTACTTTTGGATTCCTGAGGAGAACATCAGCAAGCGAGCTGCACAGGATCAACGAGTGATTCGGTCGTTCGCAGATGCAGGCTATATTGAGGTGACGGAGGGCAATGAAGTCGACGTTATGCGTGTTGCAGAGCGTATCATGGAGATTTCTGCTCCGTTTGATTTGCGTCGTATCGGTTTTGATCCGTGGAATGCAGCCGGTCCAACGCAACGAATGAAGGAACTCGGGTTGCCAGATGATGTGTTGATCAAAATGGTGCAGGGCACCGCAACATACAACGAGCCAATCAAACAACTGTTGTCGATGCTTGGCTCGGGACGATTTCGACACGATGGCAACAAGGTGCTGCGGTGGATGGCATCAAATGCTGCAGGATTAGAGGACAGCAATGGAAATCTAAAGTTTCACAAAGGCAAGTCTGGTGATAAGATTGACGGCATGACCGCTCTTGGTATGGCGTTGGCTTTATACATCACGGAGAACCCCGAATCGTCGGCATATAAAAAAGCAGGGTCCGGCGTCATTTTGTTCTGAGGTGCTTATGGAATACGGCGTTTCTGAATTCGTTATCAATGCAACGCCGGTTTCAAACCGCAGCGAAGATCACCTGTGGCATCCCATGAGCTTTGCGAGCGGCGGCAAGTCGTCTGCGGGCGTGATGGTCAACGCAAAGACCGCACTCGGCTACCCGCCACTGTGGCGAGCCATCAACCTGATTAGCTCCAGCGTCGCCGGTTTGCCATTCGACTGCTTTCGTCGTCAACGTGACGGCGGCAAGAAAGTCGACATGCGGCATCCGGCACAGTTTCTCATGGAGAAAAAGGCAAACCGCTGGGTGCACGCCTACACGTTTCGCCGGGCAATGACAGCCATTGCAATCCTGCACGGAAATTCCTTTGCAGCAATTGACAGAGTCAACGGGCGGCCAGATGCGTTGATTATGTTGGATAGCCAGCAAACGATGATTCGGCTGGTCGGTGATCAGCTTTGGTACATTACCTACATTGGCACGGAGCAGATCAAGATTCGAGGCGAGGATGTGTTTCACGTTCGCGGATTTGGTGGTGACACAATTTCCGGATGGCCGCTGCTCGAGCTTATGAAGGACGCATTGGGCGTTGGCATGGCGGCTCAGCAGTTTGGAGGTAGGTTCTTTGCTCAGGGCAGCAACATGAGCGGCCTTTTGATGATTCCGGGATCGTTTAACGAAGAGAAAATCCGGAACACGATGCAGGCTTGGAACTCAATGCAGACCGGGCTGACGAATGCTCACAAAGTTGCGTTGCTTCAGGACGGCACAAAGTTTCAACAGTTGACCATTGCTCCGGAGCAGGCTCAGTTTCTTCAGACTCGTGAACATGAGATCCGTGCAACCGTTAGCAATATCACCGGCGTGCCTCCTCACATGCTTGGCGACAGCACAAGAACAAGCCACAACAGCCTGGAATCAGAGGGCCAAAGTTATCTCGATTACACACTTCAGCCGTGGCTACAGACTTGGGAGGCGGAAGCAGAAGACAAGCTGCTGAGCGACAAGGAAAAAGAACGCGATAGCCACGTTATGGAGTTCAACCGCGAGGCGTTGGTCCAGATGACCTTCGAGGCCAAGGTGAACGGGATCTATCGCCAGATTGAATCAGGAGTGATGACCAGAAACGAGGGGCGAGCACGGCTCAACATGCCGTCGATCGGTGAAGATGGCGACGTGTTTTATCATCCAGCCAACTGGATTGTGGCGGGAGAGGAACCGGAGCCAGTAGAGCAGGAACCGAAACCAATGAAGGAAACGCCAGAGGAGACTGACACTGAAGACTCACCCGATCCAATGGAAAACGTTTTACGTGCTATGATCACCACAAGCGTGACTGATGCAATAAAGCTTGAGAAGGATCGCGTCGTTCAGCGGGCGGGTATTCAGGCCGCTAGCTACCCTGACGCAATCATAGAGTTTTATGCGACATGGACCGACAGGACTGTTCCGGCGTTGGCTGATTCACAGGCACGTTTGGCAATTATTTCACACGCGGAAGAGTCGAAACGGCTGCTGCTGGATGTTCACAGCGTCTCATCAACGAGTTCACTGAAAAGTAATGTTGCTGACGTGGTCGCATCGTGGGATTCACGGGCGGAATCGTTGGTTGAAAACCTGATGAAAGCGGTGCAAAAATGAGGCAAAAAATCACACTTTCGTTGCCGAAACGCATCGAAAACGCAGTAAAAGACGAGAATTTTCACGTTTTCTACAACGATTCTGGCGAGGAGTTAGAAATCTTCCTCTACGGCGTTGTTGGCGATGAATACACAGAGTCAGACGCAGGCTCAATCGCCCGCATCCTCGCGCGTGATCGGAAGCGACCGGCAACGATGCGAATCAACTCATTTGGCGGGTTAGCCTATGACGGACTGGCGATTCACAACGCAATCGCGGACCATGCAGGCCCGACAACGGCTATCATCGAAAGTGTCGCAGCATCAGCAGCAAGCCTGGCAGCGATCGGTGCTGACACGGTGAAGATGTACGCGAACGCGACGTACCAGATTCACGAGGGAATCGGCTTTGCTTACGGGCACATCGCGGAAATTAAGGAAACGCTGGACTGGCTCGAGAACTTTAACGCGGCGGCGGCTGAAACCTACGCAGCCAAGACCGGCAAGAGCGTGAAGGAAATGCAGAAAGCTCTGCTTGGAGCCAATGGTGACGGCACAAAGTACAACGCTCAGCAAGCTCTGGACATGGGTTTCATTGACGAGATTGTGACTGCTGGCGGAACCAAAAAATCGGCAGCAAAGAACGACACGAGCAAACTGCAGTCGATGCTTAATTATCGAATTGCAAAATCAGCGTTGACAAATCGCAGGTAAGCTGCTTACAGTTTCGCCACCAGTCAACAGGTTCCAAGAGGAATGAGTTGACGGCAAGATTGAGCAAGTGAAAGATCACAGGCGTCAGTCGTAGCGTTTATGGATTCATCCACAACGCCACGGCTGACGCCTTTTGCGTTGGTCCTGGCAAAAATAAGGGACCAACAATGAACAAGCTGAAAGAATTGCAGGCAAAGCGACAAGCCCTGCTGGATGACGCTCAGAAAATCATTGACGCTGCTGGCGATCAGATGATGAGCGATGAAGATGCTGGCAAGGTTAAGGCCGCGATGGACGAAGCCGACACGGTCGGCAATGAGATCGAAGCTCTGGCGAAGAAATCAGCAGAGCAGGACGAACTCCGCAGCAAGCTGGCAAACGCCAAAAACAAGCCGGACGATCCCCGCATTCGTTCTTTGCTGAATCGTGGCACACTGGCTCCGCATGTTCCGCACGCTGGCAACGGACCAGCAAAACTGCCAAAGAACGTGCGGTTTCAGCGAGTCCAGAACTTTAAGCAACTTGAAGACATGGAGGCTCCTCAGGTTCGAGCGTACCGCTTCGGCATGTGGGCACTTGCTACGATCTCGCAGAGTATGCCGCATCGGTTTTACTCACAGCAGGCCGTCAATTTCTGCCTCGATGAGGGGCTGATTTTCAACGCCGCTCACGGTGAAGGCGGATCGGACACGACTGGAGCCCACATTTTCGTTCCGACAGAATTTGGCACCGACCTGATTTTGCTTCGCGAAGAATTCGGCTTGGCTCGGCAGTTGTTTAACAACGTGCCGATGTCCAGCGACACAAAGACCGAGCCTCGCCAGTTGTCCGGTTTGACTGCCTACTTCACGGCAGAAAATGCAGCGGCAACAGAGTCGACAATGTCATTCGATGACGTGACACTGGTTGCCAAAAAGCTGACGGCAATTTCTCGACTGTCAAACGAACTGAACGCCGACGCTGCAATCAGTTTTGGCGACAAGCTGGTTCGCGAAATTGCCTATGCGTTTGCGTCGAAGGAAGATGATTGTGCGTTCAATGGTGACGGCACATCGACCTACGGCGGCATGGTCGGCGTTCGAACTCGCATGGACGAACTGACGGCCGGCACTGCTCCTGGCCTCATTCTTGGAGCGGGCAACGCCTATTCAGAGTTGACGCTTGCAAACTTCCAGGACGTCGTTGGGGCACTTCCGCAGTACGCAGACGGTCCAGGCACGGCGTGGGTATGTCACAAAACATTTGCTCACACTGTCATGCAGAGGCTCGCGTTGGCAGCTGGCGGAACAACGGCCACGGAGATCATCAATGGCGTTACAACCATGATGTTCCTTGGCTACCCAGTTCGCATCAGCCAGAAGTTTCCCTCTGTCACAGCGAATAGCCAGATCCCTGTGCTGTTTGGCAACTTTGCTCAGGGTGCAATGTTCGGAAGTCGCACTGGTTCCGAAACGATCGCATTCAGCAGCGAAGCAACCGTTGGCGGCGAATCGATGTGGGAACGCGATCAGATCGGCGTACGTGGCACGGAACGCTTCGACGTGGTTGTCCACGACTACGGCAGCAACTCAACCGCAGGCCCGATTGTCGGCCTCGAAATGGCTGGCAGCTAATCGACAGGCATTAGCCTGATTTGCCCGCTGGTCATGTGATCGGCGGGCCTTTTCTGAAATCAATCTCCGAGGAGATAATTATATGTTGCGAGAACGATTGGTAAACGATTCGCTACTCATTGCTCCAAAGGCACAAACGAACAGCGCCACGACGACAGCAAACCTTGACACGAAAGGTGCGAATTACGCCACTATTCGCGTCGCATTTGCGTCTGAACTAAACACCAACGCGGTCGGCCCGACGTTGGTCTTGTCGCAGTCAGATGACACTGTTGTGACAAACTTTGCCACGATCGACACCCAGACGGGGCTTGATCTCACAGCAGCTCGTGAAGTTCACTACGGCATCGACCTTCGCGGCAAAAAGCGTTACCTGCGATTGGCAGTCAGCACGGCAACGGCAACGAACGACAACGTCACGTTTGCTGCAGTCGCAACGCTCAGCGATCTGGAAAACGCACCGAACGGAACAACGAGTGTCGCTGATACGGCGGTGTTCGCTTAATGTCGCAACACGGCTCAATCAATTACGTGGCTCACGTTCCTTGGCTTCAGGAAAAAGCTCACAACGTCTACACGCAATTCGGTGAAGACGGATTGATTGCAGCCTGTTTGCAACGAATCGGAGAAACTAACCGTCACTGCTTCGAAATCGGAGCAGCTGACGGGAGGTTTTTTTCCAACACGCTACTCCTGAGGGAACAGGGGTGGTTTGCTGTTCTGATTGAAGGCAACGAAAAACTGTTCGACAAACTGCAGGCAGACTATGGAACCGAGTCAACTTGTATCCATCGGCTTTGCAGTGATCTCGATTCTGTGCTTCGCGAAACAAATATCCACACGGAGCCAGACCTTGGAATCATCGACATCGACGGGCAGGATTACTGGATGTGGCACGATCTGCAAGACGTGCAGCCAAGAATCATGCTTGTCGAAATCAGCACACATGAAGCAGCATCGCCAATCCCGAAACGAGGCGAACCATATCCTGCACAGGCCGGGCTATTAGCGATTCAGTCGCTTGGAATTCAAAAGGGGTACACGCTCGTGGCCTCGACTTTCTGTAACGCTCTTTTCGTCAAAGACTCATGCTTAAACTAAATATTGGAGCAGGCACAACAGTCATTCCGGGATTCACTCCCATCGACCGCAAGCTGGGCAGCGAGGCGTTTCCGCTGAGCTATCCCGATAACTCGGTTGACGAGATCCGAGCCAGTCACATCCTCGAGCATTTCACTTTTGCAGACGCTCAGAAAGCTCTGCAAGAGTGGACCAGAGTTTTGAAGCCTGGCGGCCGAATTCGGCTGTCCGTTCCTGACCTCGAAGCAGCAGCAAAAGCAGATCCAGACGAATGGCCATTCATCGTAATGGGCGGGCAGACGGATGAAAACGACATCCACCGCTCGGCGTGGAACGAAACACGGCTAAAGGCGCACATGGAGCATTTTGGGCTGACAAATGTGCGACGATGGGAGTCACCAAATACGGACACAGCAGCACATCCATGTTCTTTGAATCTCGAAGGCGTGAAGGGTGCTGTCGCAGAACAGAAGGTCAACACAGTCAAGGTTGGAGCATACCTGACGCTTCCACGATACGAGGCGGTGGCGGCCAGAACGGTTATTGAACAGGCATTGAAACCGCACAAAATCAACCTCACGACGACGCAGGGCGTTTTCTGGGGCCAATGTATGCAGAGGATGTTTCAGGATGCGGTTGATAAAGACATCGACTGGATTTTGTCACTCGATTCAGATTCGCTTTTTACTGATAAGCACGTTGCGCAGATGTTCGCGATCTTCAATTCGAATCCGCACATTGACGCAATGGCGGCTTTGCAGTGTCGGCGTGGTTCCAAATATCCGCTACTGACGACCGGAACTGGCATTGAGGACGAACACGTTCAAATCGATGGTAAACCGTTTCGAGTCACGACAGCACATTTTGGGCTGACGCTGATTCGCGTTTCAGCATTGAGAGATGTGTCAAAGCCGTGGTTTAAGGCACAGCCATCAGACACAGGCGATTGGAACGACGACAGGCTGGATGATGACATTTGGTTTTGGCATCAGTGGAGACTGGCTGGCAAAAACATTTATGTGGCTCCGTCAGTTTCTATCGGCCATCTCGAAGAAACCGTTGCCGTGTTCGATGAGCAGATGCAAGGCAAGCACATTTACGTTCACGAGTGGCGAAAGGAAAACGGGCTGTGATTGTTTTACTCAAACCGTGGAACGGGTTCCCAGTTGGATTTGTCAACACGGTGATCGGTCGCGGAGCTGCAATGGAACTTGTTCGGCGTGGCATTGCTCGCTGGGCGGATGATCATGAAAACGAGGATGCGAAATGTACCCAGGCAAAACGACCTTCAAAACAACCTCGGGGCCAACAACCGAACCGCTCACGCTTGACGAGCTTAAAACACGACTCCGAATAGGCGTTTGTGATTTCGACAGCGAATTGCAGGACCAATTGAAGGCGGCACGGCTGGCAGTAGAGACAGAAACGAATCGGCGATTGATAACGCAGACGGTTGAACTCTATTTGGAGGACTTTCCGGGGCAGTTTGGTGACATCGAAATCAGGCTGGCTCCGATCTCGGCAATCACACACGTCAAGTATTACGACCAAGACGACAC